AACGCTGCCGGCGGTTCTGTGCTGCCTGCTGCCAGCCACGCGGCCAGCTGCTTGCCAAGCTCTTCGCCGGCCTCGCGGATGATCTGATCCTTGAGCCACGCGGCCCGCGTCTTCGTGATGATGAGCTCGTGGTCCTGGGTGACGTCACCCACGACCGTGAACTCGTACTCCAGGCCGTCACGCTGGACCGGCTGGAGGCCGACCTTGCGGACCTGCGTCCTGCCGTTCACGGTCTCGATCACATGCTCGACCTTGGAGCGGAGCGTGCAGATGATGTGGAGTTTGGCCCCCAGGATCGCGTCCACCAGCTGGTTATGCCGCGGCGTGGCGTCACGCCAGCCGGAGAACGAACCGCCGCCGGAACGCTTGGCAGCGTTGTCGACGAACTCCAAGATGCCGCCCTTGCCGGCCCACGCGTGCGAGAGGCTGTCGATGATCAGGACGTCGTATCCAGCCTGCTCGGCCTCCTGGATCGCGTCAATGAACTTCGCCGCCTCATACGTCTCCAGTTCCAGTACGTCGAACGCGAGGCCGCGCTCGCCAGCATAGAGGCTGGCCGAGCCACGCTCGGTGTCGATCACTGCCACGCGTCCGCCCAGGCCGTGGGCCACGCGGATCGCTGTCATGGTCTTCCCGCTGCCTGCCGGGCCAACAAGGCCGAGCCGTAGCCTGGCCTGTGCTTTCGATGCCTTCTTAAAACCACTCATTCCCACCACCCTCCTCGTGAAATGCCCGCCACGCGTCCTTGCGTGGCAGGCGAGAAAATGCTTCCCTGCTTTCGCGGATCCTCCGCGTCCTTTCCCAGACGGTCCTCCGTCCGGTCTTCCTGTTCGTTTGGCAGCGTGAGCCACGCCAGCGTGGCCGCCGCCCAGAGAACGAGTCCCGCAGCCGTGAGGCTCATAGCTGGACTCCTTCCTCGGTCTGCTTCGCATAGCCGATCGCGTCGGCGTTGATGGCCTTCGCCTTGGAGACCACGCCAGGCGAGATCTCGTATGTGCCCGGTCGCAGCCATCGCATCGCCGCCAGGAGCTCGTCCAAGACCACGACGGCCCTGATCACGCGAGAAACGTGATAGGCCCGGTCGCTGGCCTTGACCTGGAGACGGCTGTAGCGGTGCTGCGGCGCTCTTGCTGGAGTCTTCATGGGCTTCCGTGCCCTCCGTGGTTAGCGGGTGGTGAGGTCCGCGAGCGGGGCCTCGACGATCGCTCCATCGACGTCCACGGCAATCCGATCGCCGCGGACCTCGAGGACGTAGCCACCCCAGTGGCGGCCGGCAGAGATGCCGTTCACAAAGTCACCGATCGCCGGGGCAGGGCGGCCGTAGGTCTCGGCCATCCCGGCCGCTGCTGCTGCGTACTCTCTGGCGTGAGCGTCCATGCTCGTCTCCGTTTGAGATGTGGTTAAAACTCTGGCGGGAGGTTCTAGGTATGTGGTTAAAACTTGTCAACAGGAAAAAACTTGGTGGCCCACTGAATCGCTTCAGCTGCGAAAAACACGGCCCGTGCGAGCTCCGAGTCCGTGCCGAGCTCCTGGCCGAGACGTACCAGCACCAGCGCCCGAACAATCGCGTCCCATTGAATCTTCATCGTGCCCCCTGTTCTAGAGTTGTCGCTAGAACTCTATCGGGCGTGGCAAGTCGGTCCCTTGACCAATTCTGTCAGGATGCCTGACGCTTCCGCGGGCGGCCGGTGGATGGCTTTTCCTTCGCCTTCCTCTTGACCTCGTCCATGTCGTAGACGAGTGCCCGGTCGTGGAGGTGGCCGCACCAGAGATCCCCGGCCAGGGCCAGCTGGCGAATCCGGCCCATCGTGCAGCCGAAGAGGTCGGCCGCCTCGCGGGTCGAGATGTAGGTCTTCTTGGGATCTGGTTTGAATGGCATCTTCATGGCCTCCGAGCGTATCGACGGCCGGCACCGAATCAACGGCCCGACCATTTGCCTTTCGCGTCCTTGCGCGCCTACGGTTCCTGTAGGCGACTACACCCCGCTGGGCTCGAACCAGCAACCTTCGGTTCCGTAGACCGATGCCGCACTGGAGCCGTGGATCCCACCTACTGGAACCGTAGGGGCGATCTACCGGAACCGTAGAAAAAGTGTCGGTTGTTCGGGTTCTGCTGGGTGTTTGACAGTCGCTCGCTCGTCTGGAGGATGAGCCCACCAAACCGTCTCACGAGGGGATGTGGAGGGTGTCGGAAGGGGCGCAGGAGCGCTCTTGCCGACCAACACGAGCAGCATCATGTACCGCCGATCTGGCCCGTTGTCCCTGTCCGATTACGTCAAGCAATACACGCTCCTGCGGGATGTGAAGCCGGAGACCGTCCGGCAGTACGGCATAACCGCCCGCCTGTTTGAACGCTGGGCTGGCGGCCCCGTGCAGCTGGTCGAGCTCGACGAGCAGAGCGTCTCGGCCTGGCTGCGAGACTACGCAGCGTCCGGGGTTGAGCCTGAGACCGTCCGGTCGAAGAAGATCGGCCTCCTGGCTCTGTGGAGGGCTGCGGCCGACGAGAACCTGTGCGAGCCCCCCACGCGCCGTATCCGGTCCGTGAAGTGCCCGTACAAGCCGCCCACCTGCTGGACCTGGGAAGAGGTGTCCGCCCTTCTGACGGCCTGCCAGGGCCTCCAGCGGTGGCATAAGACGGGCCTCCGCCGGTCGGCGTGGTTTGACTTGGCCGTCCGGCTGGCGTGGGACACGGGGCTCCGCCAGGGCGATCAGTGGCGGCTGCCGGTGGCCGACGTCCGCCCCGACGGGGCCGTCTCACTGGTCCAGTCCAAGACAGGCAGGCCCGTGATCTGCCAACTGTCCACCTCGACGGTCGAGGCCCTGCGGGTGTCGCTCGAGGTGGCCCCGCGGCAGGTTGTCACGCCCTGGCTGTCATCGCACGAGACCTTCGACGATCAATTCAAACGGCTCGTCGCAAAGGCAGGTATCCGACAGGGAACGTGGAAGTGGCTGAGAAGGGCTTCCGCCACCGATGTGGAGATCCAGAGGCCCGGCAGCGCCACGGCTCACCTAGGCCATGTGCCGGGCTCGCGGATCGCGGAGCGGTCGTACATCGACCCCGCCCAGTTCTCACGCACCGCAACCACTCCACGCGAGCTCGTCGTGGCTGCCTTTCAATCTAGGCAATCAGGGGGGGGGGGGGGGGCCCCCCGACTAGCGATGGGCAAGACCGGGTAGCCTAGCTCGCCTCGCACTCCGCCAGACACGCCGCGTACCCAGCAAGATCGACCGGCGTGTCGCTGCTCTTGGCCGTGCCTTGGTGTCTTGCGAGCTTGTCCAGGATCATGATCTGTGCCCAGTCGGCCTCCGTGAGTGGCTCTCGTAGCTTCGACGAGAAGATCGCATTCACCGCGGCCACCGTCTTGGCAAAGTGCTCCCGGCACGGCCCGTAGGTTTGACGTCTCGCGGCGATCGTCTCCATCGCCGTCTCCAGCAGCTGCTCGGCAGCGTTGCTCATGCGTAGCCTCCTGATCTCCTGCACGGACAGGAGCACCCAAGAGGCTAACGTCCCGCTGGTCCCTGTCCACCAGCAGCCGGAAAACTTCCTGGCTGCGTACTCCGCCTGGCGGAGATCCTCGTCCGTCAGCCGGTACGTCACGAGGTGCGGACCTTGCCAGAGCTCACCCGGAAGTTCTCGACGTCGAACTCGCCGGACTCGCGGACCGTCACGACGGCCGCCCCGTGGTTCCACTTGTTCAAGACCGCATACGCGGGGCGCAGATCGCACAGGCAGCCCGTTGAGAAGCAGACCGTCTCCTTGCCCATCATGTCGGGCTCGGAGTGGATGCTCGTCCGGTGGCCGTGGCCCTCGAGCACCGTGTGATGGAGACGCATGTACGCCCCGCGGGCCTGGTTGACCGGACTCGAGATGCCGTTGCCTTTCTCGTGGCCATGCAACACGGGCAGATCTCCGACCATGATGATCCGCTTCTCCTGGACCAGGTCGATGTCGAGATCCTTGAGGGCCAGCCAGTGGTCGAGCCCCATGATGGGCGACGTCGAGAGCTCCGGGGCGTGCTGCCAGAGCCACTTATCCCACCGCTCCTCGTGGTTGCCTGCCTTCGCAACGATCTTGATGTCCGGGAACTCGCCGCGGAGCCACCGCAGCAGCTGCTGGACCTGCTCAATCTCGGCCAGGAAGTTCCTGTATTTCGGATTCTTCTCGTGGCGGCTGATTGAATAAAAGTCCGCGAAGTCGCCATTGAGCAGGAGGGCGTCGATCTTGTGCTCGTGGAGGTGGTCGACCGCGGCCCGGAGGGCGACGTCATCGTGGTACGGGCAATGGATGTCGCTCAGGATCCCGACCTTGCCGACCGTGGCCATGTCGTAGACCGTCCACGGCACGGCCTGGCTCTTCGGCATCTCCACGCCCTGGCCAGGAGCTCGAGCTGCTCGACGCACCCCGTGGTCGGCCTTTGCTCGTCGCGCTTTGCCTGACTGCCCGAGAAGCGCCCTGATGCGAGACCTCGCCGTGTCGAGCGTGAGCGCCCCGCCCGTCTCCTCGACGAGCTTCCTGGCAAGCGATCTTGCCGGATGGTCTGGGAACTTCTTCACGAGGCCGAGGGCCGCCTGGCCAATGGCGTCAAGGCTTCCGCGGTTCTTGTAGGCCCGCACGCGCCCTCCTTGGTTGAGTGCATCCGATCAAAACGCCGAGAAGATCGCCCGACCAATCACCCACCGCATCGCTGCCTGCCCCGCGCGAGCCGAGAGCAGCAGCGCGGACGCTGCGGCTGTGAGCAGGGCGGCGAGGTAGATGGAGTCACGCACCGGGAACCTCCACCCACGCCAGCGTAGTCTCGTCCCAATAGTGTCTGCCTTCCGGCTGCGGCGTCGGTGCCTGCCAGTCGTGGTTCTCGTCAAGCGTCCACGACGGAAACGGCTGCGGTGATACAAACACATCAGCCGACGAGTCGTAGGTAAAGCCGATGCCAGCGAATCGCCTGCGGATGCTGTTGTTGTAGCTCGTCTGCACCCAGCGACCACCAAGCAAAGACTGACAAAACGCGATCCCCTTGGACTCGCTTTCGACGCCGTTGTCGAGCAGTTCCGCGTTGGCGACAACGATCACCTGTGTCACCACGTTTTCGTCGTTGAGTTGTGCGAAGTGTGCCATCAGAACGTGATGCTCCCGGTGCCAGTGAACGTGTAGATGACGCTGCCGCCGCTGCAGCCCCAACCGAGTTAGCGCCGTTAACTGGCGTGACCTGATCCGCCCCCACCGAGATGCCAGCACCGCCGCCGGAAAAATACCGCGTGCCAGAGTAGAGGACGCCGACGCTGGCCGCTGCCGCGAGCGTGCTGTACGAGCCAACACCGTCGCCGCCAGCGCCAGCGGTGCCGCCGGATGCGTTTCCGCCAGCACTCGCCGCACCACCGCCGCCGCCAGAGCCGCCAGAGCCAAACGACCCCGTACCGTTGCCGCCGCTAAAGCCTTGACCGCTTGTTCCGCTGCCGCCATACGATCTCTGGTCGGTGGTAAATCCGCAGCCGCCGCCGCCGCTGCCTCCGTCTTTGCCTTGATAGTTACCACCAAACGATCCGCCGCCACCACCGCCAACGGCAGCGGCCAGAAGGCTGGCGAACGAGGAGTTTGTGCCGCTTGTGCCGGGAGAGTTTGAACCAACGCCCGCGCCACCGCCGCCCACGGTCACGGTGTACTGCACGCCGGTCGAGTAGGCCACAGCAGATGAGTAGACCACGCCGCCGCCTCCGCCAGCGCCACCGACAGACGTGCCAGAGCCGCCTCCGCCAGCGACCACCACGACCTCTATGGTCGCGCCGGGCGTGACGGAACTGCTCGCCGCCGAATACGCACCAGTGCCGACGCCGTTCACCGCTGCCACGCGAAACGTGTAGTCCGTGCCGTTTTGAAGCCCCGTCACCGTCGCGCTCGCTGCCGTCGAGGCAGATCGCGTGACGGTTGTCCACGATCCGCCACTTGGCCGATACTGCACCGAGTAATCAATGATCGGAGTTTGCGACAGCACTCCCGACGGTGCCGTCCACGACAGGCTCACCTGTGCGTTGCCGCCCGTCGCCGTCACGCTTGTCGGCGCAGGCGGCAAAAACAAATCCCAGCGAGCATCAGAGCCGCCGCCGCTCGCTGGCGTTAGTTCCCACACGTTGCCGCCAGCGTATGTGTAGCTTCTTCCGTTCTGCGTGCTGGTCTGCCCAACGGTGGGCGATGATGGGAAGCTGAATGGCATGTTAGTTTCCTAGTTCGATGTACACTGCGCCCGACGAATCCCATCTGTACACGCGGCTGTAGTCACGCGAGACGTACAACACCCCCGCCGACCCCGTGGCGGGAAATCCTGCGGTTGTGGTTGCCTCGAAAATCTCTGTGACGCTTGAGCCGCCGCCGCCGAGCGTCACGCTGACGATGTTGCCAGAGGCGTCCTTGGTAAACATCGCCGGGTTTTCGGCAGTCCACCGGATCGCAAGCTCGTGCGTGTCGAGGTCGCTCGTGAGCGGCACGCTGTTGGCGGTGTAGCTGCGGCGTGGTTTGATCTTGCTTGGCATGGCTTACATCAATTCACTGTGAGCGTGGCGGCGTTGCTGGTGACACTGGCGGCCCCCGTGGCGGAAACGACACAGCGAAACTTCTTCCCAGAGTCGGCGGACGTCAGGCCAGTGAATTGGAGCGTTGAGGCCGTGGCTCCGGTGACATTGCTCCAGGTCGTGCCGCCATCGGTCGACGCTTGCCACTGGTAGGTGAGCGTGCCGCCTGCCAGATAGGCCGACACAGAGAGCGCGGCCACAGAGGTGGTTGCGCCGATCTGGATGTAGTTCCACGAGTTGTTCCGGTGGGTGGCGAAATAGCCGCCCGCCACATAAGAGCCCATCAGCGCGCCAGCAGGGACCGTGTAGGTCGGGTAGGTGCGAGTGCGCTGAGTCCAGTCCAAGCCGTTCGTGGAAGTGAAGTAGACGGTGCCAGGATCGGTTGCGTTGGTGAGCGCCCCGCCGCTGAAGGCGTACTGAAGCACGAGCGCAAACACGCCGCCGGAGTAAAACAACTCGGCAACATTCTGCGACGGGATCGTGGTGGGAAGCGGCCGCTCAACCCACGTCGTGCCATTGGTTGAAGTGAAAATTTTTCCGTTGTAGCTGTACCAAACCAGCAGGCTGCCGTTGGTCGCAAACTGCCCGGCCGCGCCAGGGGCAGGGGCAGTGAACGATCCGCCAGAGTATCGCAGCGGGGTTGTGCTGCGGTTCAGATAGACGTCGCCCCCGAACACCACCGCACCCGTTGTCAGACCGCCAGTGCCAGACCCTGACGAGCTCGACCAAGTTGTGGCGTCGGTGCTAACGCGAGTGCCGGCGTTGTAGTCGGTGGCGAACCAAGTCCCACCAGCGTAGGCGAAGGACATATACGCGCCCGACGAGGCATTCGACGCCGTCTGCGTCCAGTTGTGCGCGTCTGTCGACGTGAAGATCGCCGTCTGCGTGGCCCGCAGGAACTTGCCGCCAGCGGCAAACACTGCCCCGCGGCTGAAAGTAAATGTGTCACTCGACCACGTCGTGCCATCCGACGAGTAAGCAATCGTGTTGCCCGACTGCGTGGCGTAGACGCCGTTGGCATACTGGATCGCAGACCATTGCCCAGCCGAAGGCAACACGGTCCTTTTCGTCCACGTCGATCCGTCCGCGCTGACGGCCAGATAGTCGGCCTGCGTGGACTGGTAGCCAGAGACGAACCACTGCGAGTTCACCCGCGAGACCGGCCCCCATGTCCCGCTGGGAAGCGTGGACGATAACTCGTTCACCGTGCTTGTGCTAACGGTCTGATTGCTCGGCTGCGCCGTGATCGTGATCGACTGCGTCGGCGTCACGATGGCCCCCACATAGTCGCCGCCGTCCACGACGTCGATGGTCACGGAGGCCAGAGCATCGGTTAGTCCGATGATGTCGGATGTGCTGATCGCGGGCACGGCGTGAACGTGGTCGCTGCGGCTGGCGAGGCTGGAAGTGCCCGCCGCCGCCGTGCCGAGAGCCTCAGGCGTCGAGTCAGAGAGCGAGACGCTAGAGCCGCCGCCTCCGCCGCCGGTAGCCGATAGCACGCCGCCCGAGATCTCCAGCCCGCTCCCCACCTTGATTCCGCCCAGCGTGCTCGAGCTCGCCGCGGGCAGGGTGTAGGCCGCCGGCGTGCCGGACAGGTCTGCATAGCTGCCTGTGGTGGCGACCTTTGCCAGGCCGAGCTCGGCTGCCGTGGGCAGCTTGTGAACGTGGTCGGATCGGCTGGCGTTGGCGCTCACGCCGGCAGCGGCTGTTCCGAGAGCCTGTGGAGAGTTGTCCGACAGGTTGACAGACCCAGGAGGCCCCTGCACGCCCTGGCCGCCTGGTGCTCCGGCCTGGGTGACGGTCAGAGCGAACGCCGCCGGAGGCGAGCCGACCACAACGCCGATCTGGTCGCCGGAGCTCGCGGTCAGGTTTGGGCCGCTCTGCCCGTTGACTGTGACGGTAATGTTGCTCACGGGATCCTCGTCGTGAACTCGCCGGCCAGGACCGTCCGTGTCGCGCCGTCGCCGTCGGTCCACCGCAGATACCAGCGGTGGGCGGAAGCCGGAGAGATGGCCGCCGTCTGGACCTCAGAAAGGCCCAGGTTGATCTGGCCCGCTGACAGGTCGACCACGTTGACGGAGAACGTCGCCTCGGTGGCACCAACGAGCAGGCCGTCGGATCCGGTCCACGAGCCAGTCGACGAAGGCGTCGTGGCGTAGACCTTGGCCTCAAACGTGTAATCCGAGAGGTCGATCGAGGCGTCGATGGCGACGTTGATCTCGTCGCCCTGGACGCAGTAGATCGAGAGATCGGCCGGTGTCTGCTGGTAGAGCGATGCCATGTGCGTCCCTGCGAGGTGCGAACAATCTCCCCCATCCGGGCCTTGAGTCAATCTTTCCGGGGCGGCCGCCGCTTGGGCTTCTCAGGCTTTGCAGGAGGCTTTTTCGCGGCCTTGGACCGCTGGAGGTAGATCCAGCCGTCCTCGTCGGGGATGCCCCCGCCGACGATCTCGTCCTCCTCGATGTCCGACAGGAACCGCTTATCCGGCTTCTGCTTCTTGGCCATCGCTCCCCCTGCGTTGGAGTTTGGCGTTCCTGATCGCCCGCTTCACAAGCATCCGCCCGGCGAGATCCACGAACGGCAGGCCGCGAGCCGTGGCCTGCTCGCGGAGCCAGCCGACGATCGTGTCGAGGTTAGCCTCGCACCACTCGACGCCCTGGCGGTCCATCTCGGCGGCGCGAGCGTTGCAGGAGCAGTCAGGGCTGGCGGTGATGCCGACGCGGGCAAGGAGCTTTTTGAGCTCCGTGCCGGGGCCGTGGGAAAGTGGGAGAGTGGGCGGCTCGGGTAGCCGTGAGACTCGCGGGTAGAACTCGCTCTCTGTGTCAATCGTCCACTCGTCGCCGTCCTGCGAGACAACGCACGACATCACCTCCGCCAGCGTGTAGCCACGCTCGGCGCAACGGGCCTGAAGGTTAGAGCGGTGGGTGGTGATCATGGGAGTGGGTTGCCCACTGCGTAGCTAAATCTGTAGATCACTCGCCCAAATGAAGTGACGCTTTCTGTTGTTCCGCTGAAAGACGTGCCGGAACACACCTTAGACATAAACGACGAATCGGAGACGGTCGCCTGGATTTGCGTGCAGTCGGCAGCAATTAGTCCAAGTCCTTGACTGCTGATCCCAATGCTCAAGAGTGGATTCGCAGGCCCACCGACAGTGCTGGCGTCAGGGCATGAATACGATTGAAGCGTTTGCAAATAGCTCCAACTGTCGCAAGTACCGCTGTCATGCGAGAGAGTCCAGGTTCCGTTAGGTGAGAGCCTCGGGAACTCGTAATAGCTCTCGAAATTAGAGATCGTTACGGAGACGGTAGCAACATTCGGGCAGCAGCACGGATTCGGGCTGCACACCGTCCCCACCCCCTTGAACGTCTGCCCAGCCCCCTGGCACTGACACGCTGGCTTGACCGTGCAAGTCGTGCCCTCGCAGCACGCGCCCTCCTTGCAGGCTTGCAGGCACTCGGCCTCGGTGGCGTAGCCTGCCCTAAACGGTGGCCTTTTGTTTCCTGTCGGGGCAATTTGCTTACACGGCATTACGAAACCCCAGAGACGGAAGCCTTAAAACTGAACTGCGCAACATTCATAACATCTGACGGGTCTTGGTAAACGCCATGCACTGTGGTCGGTGTTGAATATGAGCCGTCACGCGCAATGCACGGCGTATCAGGCAGAGAAATACCTCCTCCTGATATGTTTGCCCCAGACAGTGAGATAATCGGGAGGGTCGGAGCGTCGTCAGACCAGACTTGATAAAGACTTACGGAAAGAACGCCACCAATATCAGCAGACCAAATCTCGCAACACGCATCAACGCCAGACGGGTGCAGCATTGTGTGCGTGCCGTTTATGGAAGGATTAAACAAAGACTGATTCTGAGACGTAAACTCGCTAATGGCGAGCGACACAGACGAAAGGCCGCAATCACACGACCAGCAATACCACCCACCACCACCGCAACACGGATGACAACTCGCGCCAAGCATTAGCCGCACTCCGCTGCGATGAGAATCCACTCAGTCCCAACGTAAGCGATGGCACAAGCCTTGGTCCCCGTGCCAGTGACGCTGGCGAAGTAGTTCTGCACGTTCGCATATGTCACGCCGCTCGTCGTGGCATCCGTGACCGTCTTCGTGCTGCCCTTGTTCCACGGGGCCGAGAACGTGCCACGCTTGATCTCCGTCCCGCCGTCATCGCTATAGACAGTCCGCAGCTGCGACGGCCCCATGTCCCGGTCGCCCCGCTCCGAGTCGCGCACGACCTTGGAGATCCGGCGCAGATCGCGGCGGCCCAGCGTGATCCGCTCGCGTTTCCCTGGCATCAGGACGGCTCCCCAAACGAGGAGAAGGAGGTCTTCTCGTAGATCTCGAAGCCGGCCCCACCGTTGGCGATGTCAGGCTTCTGCCCGGCTGCCTTGGCCACGCCGCTCGAAAGGGCGACGGGCTGCTTCACGGCCTTGCCGTCCTTGCCGACGATCGCCTTCCGCTGCGTGCCCGAGCTCGTGGCGTTGCCAGAGGAGTCGCACCGCTCGTTAAAGCCCACGTCCCACGGCTTCGCGTTCCAGCCCTCACGCCGATATCGAAACTCCCAGTGAACCTCCCAGTACGAGAGCTTGGTCTCTGTGGCCGTGGCCGGCGAGTAGGTGCCGTCGCCCTGGTCGGCTCCGCCGCCGGTCGTTGTCTTCTGCGTGATCTCTTTTTTCTGGGCTCCGCGGAAGTTGACCTTCCACCTTCCGATCGCCCCTCCGTTCCAACTGGCGCTATTGACCGTGTTGGACTTGGCAAGTCGGTCGGTGTTCCAATCCATCCCCGAATATGCCTTCGTGAGCGTCCAGGAAATGTCATCGTTCTCGCGTTCGATCCCCTCAAGCGGATCGCCGGCCGAGTTGACGATCGTGTCTCCGTCGATCTCCTCGTAGGCCGGGCCGGTGCTCGTGCCACCGTTGGCCGCCCAGCAGTCCTTGGGAAGGCCGTTCTCGTCTGGCGTGGCCTCCGGGGGCGGGATGTAGTAGCGGACCGTAACGGTCCACCAGAGGCCCACATCGTCGGATAGCGAGCAGTCGAACTCCATCGCCTTGCAGTTGGCCTGGTGCGGGTGGGCGGCCCCGTAGACCACGCCAGGGGCGGAGGCGATCTGGACCTTCGACGTGCCTGGATGGTCGACGCGGACCAGGAACGCCCGTGTGTAGGTGTTGCTCTCGCCAAACTTGCCGGACACGCCGGAGCCCTTGGCGATCTCTCGGTATCCAACGACAGCCATCAGAATCCGGCGATCGCCGCCTCCGTGTAGTCCTCGCCGCCGCCCACCAGCTGCTCGATGCCGCTGGCCATCCGCTCCTGGACCTCGAGCTGCCGCTCCGCGATGTCGTTCTGGCCCTCGCCCCGCATGATGCGGAACATCTCCGCGATGCCTTCCTTCGAGGTCGCGTCGGTGGCCTTGAGGGCCGCCGTGGACGGGCCGACGTCAACGACCGCCGCCTGCTTCGCCTGGAGCGTCGTCTCGGCCGCGGTGTCTTTCTGGGAGGCCGCCTGGCGGGCCTTGTCCACGGCGGACTGGAGCGTCTGACTCACGGGGCCGGCAATGTTCTGGCCGACGGCAGCCGTGCCCGTGTCTAGGGCAGCGCCGAAAGCAGCCCCGCTCTGGGCAATGTTCGCGGACGCGGTCTGCATGTAGTTGTCTGCCGTGGCGAACGCAGTCTTCGAGGTCTGGTCCCACGCCTTGGCCTGCTCGCCAAATCCTGGGATTACGGACGCGATCCCGGCCGCGACCTTATAGAGCCCTGAGATGACCGCGAAGAACAGCCCGCCGATCGTGTTGCCGACAAACTCAAAGACCTTGAAGGCACCGTAAAGGGCATTGGCCACGCGGCCGCCGAGATCCCAGCCAACGGCCCACGACTGGCCCACGGCCATTGCGTACTCAAACACGCCGCCCAGGTTGGCGATCACATAGTCCGCGATGCCGGCGA